CGGGGGTCTTTCCTCGTCGTCCTCGTCGGGTTTGGGCTTCTTGACCTTGGAGGACTGCTCGATGACCATTTCCTGGTACATCGCATCGACCAGGGACTCGTCGCCCAACGTGGCGTCGTAGAGCGCACTGCCCTGGGTGTTGGTGCAGTGGACTGCGTATCTGATGAACTGTTCCCACGGATACGCCCCCGGTGGGTAGTGCTCTGGGTAGAACCGGCACCGGAACCAGTCCAGTGCGTCCACCCCTAGGATTTCGCGGAAGTCTCCGTCGATTTCGTCCCAGTATCGGTCGATGATGTCGAGGAGGATTCGTCTTTTCCCTCCCCGCCCTCCTCATCAGGCAGCTTCTGGCCGCACTTGGGGCAGGTGTCCTCGGGGAGCTGTACTCGGTTGACGAGAGCCTCGTGGATGTCCTCGTAGAAGGCGTCCCAGAACTCCTCCTGGAGGTTCTCGTAGTAGTCGATGACCTCTTGGTACAGCTCGTCGGTGAACAGCGCCCGGTTGTAGGTCTCGTCGGCCTCCTCCATGACCTTGTTCATCCGGTCGATGGCACCCTGGTCGGCGGTGTTCTCCTGTTGAATCTGGGCGATCTGCGCCCCGACCATGATGTAGGCAGCCTGGGCTTCCTTCAGCTTCTTGCGCCGATGCCGGGTGAGCGGCGGGATGGTGATGGTGGAGCCGTCAGGTTTGGTGATGACGTACGGCTCGGCCAGCTTGACCTCGTTAGCCGCCTCACCCCAGCGGCCAGTGGCCGCTTCGATGATCTGCTTGTTCGTGTAGAGGAAGGCCGCTTTGGCTGCGGTTGAGCTACGTCCCATGGCCGTGAACGTACACCACGACCACGGGACTTAGCCAGCGTTGCTACGGCGAGTTTTAGGAATCGCCGCCGAATCCGGTAGCGGCGACATCCTGCAGGGCCTCCCAGCCGGGACCGCAGATACCGACCGTCAGTGCCGACTGGTTCTCGTCGTCGGCCTGGCAGTTCAGCGTGTAGGGGTAGCGGATGACGTTGGAGTCCACCAGCTCCTGGTCGCTCGTGGCCGAGACGTTGACCTTGTTGGCGATCCAGTAGATGAAAATATCGTCACCGTTGAAGTCGTCCCAGCCGAGCAGGATCGCGCGGAACTTGAGGTTCAGCGGCAGCTCGGGGATGGCCTCGGCGAAGCCTGCGTTGGCCGACACGGTAGGGACGTTGGACAGCCAGTCAGTGCCCCAGTAGAGCGCGAGGTTGACCAGCTTGGTTTCCTGCGGCTCGAAGCCGATGGTGATGACGCGCCTGTTGGGGAGCTGCCGCGTCGGGGACGCCTTGCCGTGGCTGTCCACATCGGTGATTTCGGGCGTGTGGCCCAGGGTCACACCAGCCGACTTGGTGAAGTTACCCACCGAGACGTAGTAGCTGGGGATATTCAGCGCGCCGCCAGAGCCTTCCAGCGTGGGCAGCAGCGGGTGGCTGGCGTCGTAGGGTGCCAGGAGCACCGCCAGGTCGCGGGGGGCAAGCTCAAGATCAGACTGCCCTGCCTGATAAGTCGAGATACCGGACATCTGTCACCTTCCTCTACAGCACCAAGTTGTCCTTGACCGTTCGGTCGATCCCCTTCGGCCAGGGGGTCGCTAGTTGCAGTGTGACCGGGACCAATCGCGCGTCTCGGATTTGCTGCGGGTCGAGAATTGGTCCGAGGGTTTCTCCCACGAACTTCAACGCGACCTTTCTTCCGTTCGGCATCGTGACATAGCTGGTGTCGTCGTAAGCGTATAGGACTCGTTGAACAAAGGCCAGAATATCCCACGTGAGGTCGCGGTCGTTTGTGACGGCAGCAAATTGCACCCGGTGGTAGTCGGTGCGGTTCTCCAGATCGGTTTCCCCGCCCAATCGGACAATTCGGAGAAAGGCTTCATTCTCCCCGAATAGGACTTGCTGAGTTTGCTCGTCGGTGGGAAGCCAGTATTCGCAGTGGACGCCCGCGAGCTGTGGGGCGAATAGCTGGATACACACGTCCTCGATCTTCGGGATCAAGTCGCGGATGTCCTGGGTCCACCACACCGGGAAGGTCACTGCCATCAGCGCATCCTCTCATCCCGCGCCTGACGCGCCTGCTTCAACAGCTCATAGGAGGAGATGGCCAGCCTGCCCAGCGTCAAACCACCACTGGGGTCGTCGGAGCCGTGCTCGGCCTCCACCTCGGCCATCACTGATTTCAGAGCCGCGATGTCGCGCTCCATAGCCTTCGACCCCGGTCGTCTGCCGGGGCGTTCCAGGCCCAACTGCTCCAACGCTGTGGCCACTTTGTTGTAGCCCTTTGCGGTGTAGGCCGAACCCAGCGGGTCTGCCGCGATTCGTTCGGCGCGGCTCTTGGCCTCCGACTCCGCGCGGTCGGCAGCCTCACTGCCACCCTCGCGGCGGAACTGCCTGCCCTCCAGGTGCTCTACCCGCACACGGAAGTGCCCCGAGCCTGGGTCGTGCTCCAGCAGATGGGAGGGCACCTCGGTGGCCACCACCTGCGAGCCGTAGCCGGGAAGGTCGTGTGGGTTCTCAGTGAAGTAGCCGTACTCCTGCCTGTTCGGGTCGGGTGGCTTAGCACCCTCCCGGTAGGCGGGCCGGAAGCCCTCGCGCTCGATCCGCTCAGCCTTCTCGGCGGTGGTGCGGTGATACACCGTGGTGGTTTTGCGCTCCCGAGGTGGTGCCACCGTGCGGGAGTCCCCGGTGTTGAAGCCCATATCCCGCAGGACTTGGGCCAGGATGTGCTCCTCGGCCTCCACGATGGCCACATATGGTGCCCGCCTGCCACCGGCTGAGAACTCCGCTTCCCAGCGGTTGTCGTACTTGGTCTTACGGCGGTGGTAGGTGACCTTGGCGGTGGAGACGGCGTTACCTGACTCCTTGGGGAACTTCGCCACCCAGCGGCGCATGATTTCGTGGGCGACCGCACCCAGCTCGGCCTTCATACCCTGCCCGTTGAGCAGCTCGGTGAGCATGGGGGCGCGCAGTGAGCGGGTGATGAGGGTGTCGATGTTTCCTTCGGGCATCATCCGCCCCTGCGGATGCGGAACTGTTTGACGCCGAAGTTCGTGCCGGTCAGGGCGTGGTTGATGTTCCACCGCTCAGCGCCCACCACACCCCAAATGAACCGCTGGCCCACTGGCTGCCCATCGAGGTGGGGCTGGTACCAGAAGCGGTCCTTGTCCTGCACGTTGTCTTCGCGCAGGCAGTAGAGGACGCCGTACTGGCCGGAGTAGGAGTTGCGCTCGTTGGCGTGCGGGTCGGCCTCGTCAACGACGACGATCATCACCTTGGGTTGGGGGTCCACCGGGGTGTATGGGCCTTGCTGGTCGGGGCCGCGCCGCTCCAGCGCCTCCACCCCCTCGGTGGACTGGAGGTTGTGTTCGTCCCAGACCCGCTTTCTACCCATCCCACCACCAAGTGCCACACGCCCCGGCCATGGGGGCGTGGATGACCCCGGTGGCCGGGAACAGCTTGTAGGGGTCCAGGCGCAGCTTGTCGGCGTCGGTGAGGAACGCCGAGCGGGCCTGGGCTTCCTTCATCCAGTTGATGGTGTGGCTGAACGGACCCATCAGCTCCACCTCGGACTCAGCGCCAGGGTTGGAGGGTTCATCGAGGAACACCCGCAGGGCAATGCGCGCGGTGGCGCGGCGAACAGCGTCAGGCACATCGGCTGGCACGCCGTTGTCGTCGGGGTCTCCGGTGAAGCGGCGGTCCAGATACCCCTCTACCAGGTCGGTGGCCTCCTCCAGCGCGGTGAGCAGGTTGCGCTCCCCACGGTCATCTGAGGGCAGGTCTTCATCTGGAGGGAGGATGTTCTCGACATCTTCCAGGTCCGCGTATGCCATGGCGTCTCCCTATGGTCCGACTGCCAGAAGCATATCGGCTGGCGGGAATGTGACAGTGCGGTCTTCGGCGGCGATCCGCAGAGTCCTGTCCTCGGCGGTGACGGTGAGGGTGCGTGAACCCGGCGACGGTATCCGCAGGGTGCGGTCCTCGTCGTCGCCAGCCTCGGAGGTGCGTATCTCGTGGGCCACCACGAGCTGGCGGTTCTGCTCCAGTATCACCAGGGTGCGGTCTTCGCTCTTGACGACGAGCATCCGCGTTGCATCGGGTCCGCTGCCCGTCTGGACGACGAACAGGCTGGCCAGCGGCGGCTGAGTCTGGGCACCCACCGTTCCGCTGGTCCACTGCTCGCCCAGGATGTTGGCATACACCTTCGCGGTGGTGGCGGTGATCGTGCCGATTTGCCCGTGCGCCCCGGTGAGCGCGGCCTCTGCGGCTGCGGTGGTGGCCTCGATGCGGACATTGGACATCTCGCCCGACAGGGCGGCGAGCGTCTTCTGTACGGTTGCGCCGATGCTGCCGGTCATCTGGTGGGTGGCCAGCAGGTCGGCGGTGACCTTCTGTAG